GATGGCGTGACCTATGGTAGGAAGAATGCTGCGTGGAATCCTAGCCTGGCTATCAGTGGTGACATTCTTGATGGAGGCAACTTTTGAAGGCTCTGGCCGGCTTTGATGTTGACCTACCGCCGATTGTGGGCGTTGAGACCACTGACTATGGTTGGCGCGGGATAACGTATGACGGTGAAGTCTTAGAAATGAGATCGCGTAATGGGTGCCGGCCTACTGTGCCTGAAAGCATAATGATACGCGATGAGAGGACAAATAAATACATTGGCTCGCGTGTTGTGAATAATGATGTCACAGATGTGGCTGCTTATCTCTCTCACTTTTCGCGCTCGGCCGAGCTTCATCGTGAGAACAAAAATCATGAGGCATTATTAGAAAGCAACGCTGCGATTAAGATTGCGTCAACATTGCGTGCGCGCTTCAATCGTGCCATGATCAATCTGGCTCTCGGCCGCTGGGAGGCTGGCTTTGAAGAGTTTGAATGGTGTGAACGCTTTTCACCTTTCGCGCGCCCGCGCGCGCTAGAGGCTCTTGCGATGGGGTTGAAGCCATGGCAGGGGCAAGACTTGTCGGGTAAGCGTTTGTTGATCCTTCATGATCACGGTTACGGCGATACGCTGATGATGCTACGCTATGTGCCGGTGTTGAAGGCTCTTGGTGCTGAGATTGTGCTCTGCGTGCCGCTACAATTGGCGCGTGTTGCCGCACAATTCTCCGTGGTGACGCCTACCATTGTTGAGGCTGATTATTTTGTCTCGTTCCTTCACATCTTGCGCTGGTTGAAGGTTTCACCTTCTGATGTCCCCACGGGTCCGTACATTTTTGTTGATCCTCTGCTTGCTTCTGAGTGGCGTGACATTCTGGGCCCTTGTGATTTACAGCGTATTGGCCTGGCATGGTCAACACGCGTTATTCATGAGGGGGATTTTCCCCGTACCATAGCACTTGAAAAGTTGTTAGACAAGTTTAGGGGTGACATTGAGTTTCATTCGGTTCAGATTCAGAACCATGAAGAGGCGGAAGTGCATGGCGTCAAGACTCATGACTTCATGGATTTTGCCGATTGTGCTGCGCTCATGTCTACGCTTGATGTTGTTGTCTCGGTCGATACCGCAGCTATCCACTTGGCCGGGGCAATAGGTCACCCGGATGCCACTGTGCTTCTGAGTCATTGGCATTCGTGGCGTTGGAATGGCAATCCCTTCTATCCTGCCATACGTATGATAGAGATGTAAGACATGCCCTTGCCGAAGCCCAAGAAAGGCGAA